ACCGTTTCGTAAATGCCAATGTTGCCAGGCCATTCTGAATGTTTCAGAATCACCGCCAAAATGGTAGTAAATTTCACAATTATCTGCGTAATGTTTAACTAAGCGCATTTGTGACCAGCATCTTGGTTTGTTTATCAACAATTGCCCAGTTTCAAATGGCTCTGCGTCATTGGATACGACATTAAATATTGGCCAAATTACCGCATTATCGTGATATCTGTTAGATCGATCAGGACTCATCAAGTCACGCCAAAATAAACTACCTTTTTCAATATAGTCTGGATCATCAAATAGAAAATCGGGGTTAACAATTGGAAAATTATCAGCGTCTATCCACAAATTTTCTTCGTATTTACTTTCTAATAATGCATATATTTTAGTACTCCACCCAGCAATACCACCATATATGGTTGTAAAATCTTTTGCATTACCTTTTATCTTTTTAATTTTTAAGTTAATTTCACATTCGCATAATATGTCAATTTGGTTTTGAGATAGCTCACCTTCTCGATAGAATACTTCTACTGGTAGTCTTACATTTAATCTTGCTAGTTCTTTTAATAGAACAAATCCCGTTGCAAATTCACCATTATATATGCTAGTGACGATACTTTTACCTGGACTGTAATTTGGAATATGATCAATATAACTATACATTGTATCAACTAAATCATGTAATTCCTTAGGATTTATTTGCATTATTTTCTGCCTTTATCATTTTATATGTACCATCTGGAAAATATTTTCTTTTAGAACCTTTTGCATGTAAATTTGGTTTACCTTTCAAAGGATGTATATGGGTACTTTGCCATATTAAATAAGCTTCTTTTAATTTTCTTTTTGTTTCCGCAGATCTTGGACCATTTTTTCGACCGATCATTGACAATCGTACTTTTTCTTTTGTATACGCACTTACTATTTTGCCTTTACCTGTAGTACTATTTTTTTATTTTAGTTTGCAAAATTTTATCTAGTATTTCTTGTGTTGGAATATAACCTGCAACACCATCACCACCATCACTTAAATTGCGTAATATACCAGTTCCGATATCTTTTCTACCAAATAATTTAATATATGCTCGTTCTAATTTGAAAGCATCATTTTCAGTCAATCCAATTTGATAAAATACAATTTTAGATTTATCATTTGGTACAGAAATAGCATGCCTTTTATCAAACGCTCTCCTACCTCTTCCCTTACCAATATAATAAGGAGTATTATCTTTTTTGCGTAGATATGCGTATACATAATAAATATACATAATATTTCTCATTAATTTACCCATATTTCTTTTCGAAAAAATCTTTTAATATTGGAACTCGATCATATTGATGAATTACAGAAAATATTTTACCAGTTGATGTAGTCAGATATTCACCATCAAAAATAGGTTGTGGCTCTAATAAATTTGGTAAAAATGTATGCATCTTCAATGGGTCCATAGTAGTCCCTAATTGAGCCGCCCAAAAATCCTCACTCATGGTAAATTTTGTTATGCTCTTATATGGTTCTAAGTTTAATAATACGTTATAAGCTGCTTGGTCTGGATTAGGTATATGGGTTCCTTTGCAAAGATTGTAGATCGAAAACCAGAGATCTCTCATAGTATTTGGTTCTCCTGCTTGTACTCCACAATTCCAAATTGGCTGGTCTTTTAGTTTGTCATATATTGTTGGAAAACTGGTTTGTAGATTATCATTGCCCCACGGTTCATCTTTATATTTTAGACTTTCACAGCTTGCTAAAATTTTAGCATCACCCATATTAGCAGTTAACCAATCACTTGGGTTAGTCTGAAATATCACATCTTTAGTGTCAGATTGGATTATATATCTATATTGGGTCAAATCAATTTTACAAAAGAAATTCCATAAATCTATAAATCTTTGTACCACTATGATAAGTTGTCTATCATAATATAAATCACCGGTATTTGAATCTTGATTAAATCCAAATATTCTAAATTTACGCTTGATTAATTCTTTAACTGTGTTATAATTACTATTGTATATAATTATGGCTTTATCACCAGTGAATCCTGAATAATCAATACTATTTGCCCAAAATTTTATTTTAGACCAATCATAATTAGTATAGCATCCTATTATCAAATCTCTTTTCATATAATAAGTATATAATATATTTTTTTAAAATCAAAATTTTAATTGTATTAAAATAATATTTAATGAATAATTAACTATTATATAATTATCTAGGAATAACAGCATGTATGATTATTATGTATACGCATATTTACGTGAAAAAGATAATACCCCTTATTATATTGGTAAAGGAAAATGTCGTAGAGCTTATACTAATATAAGTCATTATGTTAATTTACCAAAAGATAAATCTAGAATTATATTTTATCAAATTGGATTGACTGAAAATGATGCATTTAAATTAGAAATTGCATATATTAAATTATTTGGACGCAAAGATTTAAATACAGGAATATTACGTAATTTAACCAATGGTGGTGAAGGTGCTAGTGGATATAAACATACACCTGAAACAAAACAGAAATTAATAACTATATTAATAAATTCAAGTAGGTCTAGAGCTGAAGAAGGTAATCATAATTTTCAAGGTGATAGAAATCCTAGTCATGAAAGAATAGCAAGAGGTGATCATAATTTACAAGGAAAGAATAATCCAATACATAAAAGAGTTGCATCTGGTGAACACCAAATTTTGACATCAAAAATTCAGAATGATTTAGTATTCAACGGTAATCATCATTGGTTGAAAAAAATGGTGGAACTGAAATAGCTAGAGAACGTGCATTGAAACAAATTGCAGATGGTAGAAATGCATTTGTAGGTGAAAAAGGATCACAATTAGCTAAAGATCGAGACATAAAATTAAAAAATGAAGGAAGGCATATTAGTCAAATAGAATATATATGCCCACACTGTGGAAAAATTGGCATGGGTGTTTCTATGAAAAGATGGCATTTTAATAATTGTAAATCAAAGACTGACTCGCCATTGACCTTGTCTATATGACTTATGTATAAATTCTTCCCAATCATTATTCACCCAGGCTAATAACTTACTATTATAATCATTGATAACATACTGAACATTATGACTTCCGTTGAATACTACGTACCACTTTGTACCATCATATTGTATTATATTGTTCTGATATATGTTAGACATATTGCCCCAGGCTTCACTAGTTGTCGCAGGCTGTTCTAATAGTAGATATCGTTGGCCAGTTGCTGCTTCTGGTAAATCAATACCTGGTCCAGATTTAACTGGATCAATGACAGCATTAATATTCGGCAATGTTGATTCTGGTAATGTAGTCTCATTTATAGTCCAGATTAATTCATTTTGATTTGTAGGATCTAAGTCTATCCACCCAATAACATCTAAGTCAGGATTATTTGGATTCATTATAACACGTAATTCACTAGCATTTGTACCATATAATGCATATGGTTTAAGAATTCCGAATTTGTCAAAAAACATTTGCCAACTTAAAGTTCCACCATGATATATTATAGGTAATAACCCCATATTTTCTATGGGAGTACCAGATATGTTTACAAATGTACTATTGCCACCTGATGAATCTGTAAATTTGATATATGTTTCGTTATAAATCTCACAATTGTATGTTGTTTTAGCAAATGCCGCACGACACGTATTAATTATACCTTGAAGTGATGGATCTGTTATGTTTATTATTATACCATTGAAACTAAAACTTGTACCAGATACTAATGTAGGATTATTACTGGTTATGTTAATCGTAGGAACTACCGTTGCTGATACCGGTGTACCAGCTGACGTATTTAAGCTAATATGATATTCTGGACCGTCTAATCTTAGTCTTATATGGTTGTCACCTGGAGTAGTATAACGCTTACCAAATTCCTCATATTCGCTCCACCCCCATTGTTCGGGATATTCTTTAATACCGTGCATTATATTTGTTATAATTTCTTCAATTAGCACCTGTTCTTTTACTTTAGCTGGCGGATTTATCCAAATAGGTATTTTATATGTTATAGTAGTAATATCTATTGGATTATCAATGCCAATGGGAATGCTTATACTGCTCCATGCTACTTCTGTTTGTTCTATTAAACTAATACTTGTCCAATCGAATACATTATTGCTGGTTTGTATTACAATACTTGGATTAAATAGCATTAGTATTTGTTCTAATATTTGATCTTTAATCTGGAGATTGTTTGACCAAATATCTAACGCTATAAACAAATCATACGGAACAGGCATGTAACGTTCAATTGTGTACCTATTTCCTACGGCCTGCAGATAATGCTGTGTTTCTTCGTTATACAATCTTTCATTGGCATGATATTTTCCAACAAAATATGGATCTTGCCTACGTTCGGGAGTCATGTTCAATGATTGGATATGATACGTTATAAACGGTACTGGTGGTATTTTGTTTTCAGAATTACCGTTTATAACAATTTCAGCTAGTCTTGTTGGATCACCATAACGGCAAGGAACTTTGCTTAATGTAGTTTCACCTTTTTCATCTGGTCCATATTGTACATAGAATTCAGAAAATGCTCGTTGAAACTGTAATCGATAATTACGTAATTGTTCTGTATACCAAAATTCCATTTAACTTATAATCCCATCGATACCAAAAACACTTAATGCCTTAGCATATCTTGTTTCACAATCTGCCAGACCAATATAGCCACCATTGGCTATAAGTCTAACTTGCTTAATATTTCCGTCATCACTAAGTGGATTTAAGTTGTGTAAATTCCAAAACCAACAAGCCGATGCTATTGCACCGTCCATAGTTAATAATAATTCTGGAGTACTTAGTAATCTTGCATCACCATAAATTGATGTACTACATACGCTATAATTTTCTTTACCTGTTAACTGTATAAGGCCACGCCCACGGAAGTTCCAGCCGTCTCCACTTGCTGTATTGCCATTGCCCATACGATTAGCATAAACTAAATTGGCAATCTTTTCTGGCTGACGTGCATAATCATCTGGGTTATTAGTCTTAAACTCACTTGGCCATGTCGCAGCAAGTCCGGCAGCACTGTAATTCAGGTCTTCTATTAATACAGAGAAATTTCCACTTTCGTGGCCAGTCATTGCAAGAAACATTGCAATTCTTTTAGCATTAGTGATTTCAAAAGTTGGTAGCAAGTTACTCAAGGCTGTAAACCAATCTTCTGCATCTTTTATACCTGGCATCACTTGTGATAACTGTGTAACTGTAAAATTAAAATCAAATCCTGTCATGACAATTCCTTAAATTATATCTGGATCTAGTTTGGCTTTCATTAGATCCCTGATATTTTGTCTTTCTGGCACTACGCTGCCATCATTGAGCGTTGTTTTATTGTTATTATTTATAAACGTACTTAATAGTTTATTAGCAGGTGTCCAACTTGTTCTCCAGTTTACTTGTGTACGTACCCAAATACCATTACCAGTTTGTGGCCCAACTTCACGCTTAAACAACATAGCTGGGAGATAGTCAGTTCTAATAAAATAATCACCTATTAATGGCTGTGTGGGAAATGTAGTACCGCATGGGACAGGTTTACTACCATCTGGTGGTATATTGTCACTTACGAACAAACTAATTTGTGGATCATGATTGGTAGGATAAAAGTAAAAATGAGTAGATTGTAAGTTTAAGAATGGAACTTCTCTATGAGCTTGTTCTAACCCTCTTTCAGTAATTTCAATTTCTTTATTATAATTGCTTATTAAATCACTTAATGTAATCACATTACTGCTATTTCCGTTTGGTATCAGATCACCGTTAACATCAGTTGCAGGTAGATTAAGAATGCCTTTATATTCTTGACTATCAGTAATTGGTGTACATTTGATTCTCCACATATGTGACCACCATGTCGGACCCCAACCTTCTGCAGGTCTTGTACCTTCTTGTATTACATAAAATTTACTAATACTTTCATCCTGACCAATAACCAGATCATCTCGCCTGTGACATATTTCGACAACATCACCACTCATTAATGTACGACCAATACTGTTAACCATATCATTAAGATGAAACGTTATGAATATTGTATCGTTACTTAAGAATAATCCAAACTGTCTCAAATCAAATTCTGTATCGCTTACTTGGTAGTGACCCTTGAGGCTATAGATATCCGGATCATATTTTCGATCTCTAATTTCCATATTTAATACATCCTGTATGCCCAATTCTGGTGCGTCGGTTGCATTAAATCCATCACCACCTGGTTTGGTGGCATCCTTTGATTTTGGTGCGTCTACTGGTCCTAGATACTTGTGTACCCATATTTCAGTACCGCTTATTTTAAAATACTCGCCAACTGTTCGATCAACAAATTTGTAATCATTGGTTCTAACATTGACGCCCTTCCAAAGGACTAGTGGTGGCATAATACGATCCTATTCTGTTGATATTATTTATGTTGACAATTTAAGATATTTCGGTTGACCTTTTGGACAGATATGCTATTATCGCTAATAGAAATTAGGGAAGATCAAATATGGAACTTTTGACCATTCCTCAGGCCTGTAAAGCTGTAAAATCAGCTAAGCGAGTATTTATTAAGGTACGGTTTGGAGTGTCTGAACACAATGTCAAAATCACAAAAGCTGAAGCTACATTCTTCCTAAGCAGCTTCGTTGATTCAACTACTCCCAGAGAACTAGAAATGTATCTTAATAATTTTGGGTATGTTGACGTGAACGGTGACGTTTGCCTGGGATAGTCTATTAACGAGGTGTAAAATGTACATTGAACAAATCGAAACTGAATACGGTGTCCCGTTCAAGGAATTGCAGACAGAATGTGGGATTTATTGGCTATGTGCTCGTGCATTGCGTGATTTGTCAGATACTGGCAAGCCTGATGCTGAATTGGTCGCCCATGAGAATATCACCATCGTTTGGTGCTGATTTTGGTTGACCTTTTTTCTAAAGATGCTATTATAGGATTATAATAAAGAAGTAAAAGAGTTAAAATGGAATTAAATTCTGTCACTGACAGTGTACAATTAGCTGCTGTTAGTGAAAATGGATATGCAATAGAATACATTAAAAATCCATCTGAACAAGTACAATTAGCTGCTGTTAAACAAAATGGATATGCAATAGACTATATCAAAAATCCATCAGAACAAGTGCAATTAGCTGCTGTTAAACAAAATGGATATGCAATAGACTATATTAAAAATCCATCTGAACAAGTACAATTAGCTGCTGTTGAACAAAATGGCGATTCAATAGACGATATCAAAAATCCATCAGAACAAGTACAATTAGCTGCTGTTAAACAAAATGGAAGTTCAATAAGATTTATTAAAAATCCATTTGAACAAGTACAATTAGCTGCTGTTGAACAAAATGGCGATTCAATAGACGATATCAAAAATCCATCAGAACAAGTACAATTAGCTGCTGTTAAACAAAATGGAAGTTCAATAAGATATATTGAAC